TCTTACCCTCTTCTTTCTTCTTACCACGACCAATGAAAGCATCAAATTCTTTGTCTTGTCTCTTCTTACGCTCGGCAGCAGTAAGACTATAGTCATGACCAAAGTCATGTCCAGCGCCAGTCGTACCCTCCCTCTTTCTTTGTGCGGCAAGACGCTTCTCACGACGAGCGGCCATTGCTGCTAGAGAATCTGCCTCAGCGACCTGTTCAACTTCTTCTTTACGGGTATCTTGACCATCTGCCTTCTTACCCTTAGCGCGTTGAATAGCGTTATGAACTACCCCCGCATGTTCTTTAGAACCAGTTTCGATGGTGCCGTCACCGTCGTAATCTCTCTTAGCTTTTTTTTCGGTAAGCTCTTTAGAAAAACTATTCCAACTTTTCATGTATCCGAATCTGAGACTGCCTATGTTTTATTTATAGGATTTGTTACTCAGATATCTATGGGAGCGTTAGGACTTCTTAGGCGAATATTTCTTGGTCCCCTCGTAGGGTATTGCATCTGTTGAGAATTATATGCTGGAGCTTTTTTATTAGTGTTCCTTGCGGCATTACCTTCTGATCCATCTCCACCATATCTCAAATGATTGAAATCTGAAACCTTGTTCTTTCTACCTAAACCGAAAAAACGTCTACCCCTAAGGTTTATGGGTTCTTCAGACATAGTGGGAGGAACTTTAGTTTTGTTATATCTCGCAATTTTTTGACCAGGAGTTAATTTCTGAACATACTCTCTATATTCATCTGTTCCAATTTCATGAGGTTTATCATTATGTTCGATCAAATCTCTCAACCAAGACTTGAACATTACATCACCTTCAGTAACCGCAATAACATAATTGGTTCCTCTTCTGAAAACCTTCCCCTTCAATCCAGTGTTGATATTTTCTACAACAGTACCAATGGAATAAATGTCTTCTTTGATATAACGATTCCTTAAAGTCTCTTCGTCAAACTTTGGAGCAATTTCCCAAGTTTCACTAATACCCATACTCTTGCGAAGAGTATTGTAGAGTTCCATTTTCTTCTGATTATTCAGTGTGTTTGGAACACCCTTAGCAAAAGATTTGAAATCACCTTCACTCGCTGCAAGTCTAAGTTTTGATGCAGACATGCCCTCTGCACCTTCTGCATCGGGATCTCTATCTCCTGCAGAAACTACTTCTAGATTATCATAGTTATAAAGTTCACCATTATACTTATGACTTAAACCTTGGAACTCACCGAGACGGTCAGCACCAACCATGATCTTCATATTCTTATGACCTTCTTCATTTGCACCAATCATTACATTGAAGATGGTCTTAGAGTTTGCATCATCAACAATATTGCCCGCATACTTGGGGAACATCTGACGCATATAATCAATCTTAGCAGTTGCGTCTAGAGGATTCTTTTTCTTATCTTGACTTCTCGAAGGATAGATTCTCAGTTCGTATCCGTTTTTTTCCGCTTCTTGTGCAGCTTTATTGAGTAACTTTTCGTGTCCGATTGTCGGAGGATTGAACCTACCAAAAACAATAACGACACCATTAGACTCTGATTTTTCTTGCGATTCCTCTGCATCTCCAGATTTTTCTGGAGATACTTTTTTCGGTTGAGTCTTGGTGGATACTGATTTCTTAGCATCTGGTTTAGATGTCGTAGGTTTCTCTACATTGCTGTTCTCTTCTTTTGACTTCTTACCTTGTCCAAAGAACTTTAACTTACCGCTAACAGTTTTAGCGACAAGAGTTCCATCTTTGTCATACCAGTCTCCATGACCATCGCCTTCCAACCCAAGTCTCTTCGCTTGAGCAGACGCAGAAGTTTCTACGGCTTCTTTAAGAAATTGGGAAAATGATTTCATTATTAATTTAAGTCAGGGGATCGTGACCTGTAGTTATTTATTATATCGCACAAGTGCATCAATTTTATTAAAAGATTACAACTATAGCATTGGCGGGTGGTTTCTTTACGGTAACAACTCTTCTCCCTTTGTCACCTCTAGTGGGTGATTTTCCAAGAATCAAAGGCATACCATCACGACCCATTTCATTTGGAGCAAAAGGTTGATCAATTCTTCTTTTTCTGAGTCTTAGATATAAATCATTTTCTTTTGCGTATTTCTTCGCTTCATAAAATCTTCCATTAACTCTAAGGATACCACTATTGAATGAGTGTCTAACATCCATTGGTCCAATATACATGTAGTTGATAGGTCCACCCATTGCAGCATTACCAACAACAATTTGTTCTTTAAGATCATCACTTACCTTACCATACATGTCAGGAATACCCGATTGACCTTCAGTGAATCCCATATCAATATATTTCTTAAGTGCTGCGTCAAGGAATCTCTTTGTAAATCCAGGTACAGCGAGTTCTAAACCTTTCAATCCTCCACCAGCGATACTGGGAGCAGATGTACCTTTATTTGAAATGTTAAGAGAACCATTTTTAGTCGTAATGATTACATCAGTATATGGTTCGGTTCCTGCAGCTGACCTACCCTCATACTTCATTGCCGATACACAACCAGTGAGTGGTGAACCACCTGCACCCTGAATTTTAAATGCTTTACCCTGGTTGAGTCCGTAACCCTCATTTATCGCATCAATAAGGCCTCGTTCTTGTCTTTCTGCCGATTGTCCTGCCATAAAAAAATCCCCCTTACGGGGGTATTTATTTTATTCTTCCGTTTCTAACTCACTTTCAATCTGTTCATCAAGGTCATTGATTACATTACGGATTTCCACGATTCGTGCTGGAACACATTTGGGATCGTAAGTATACCGTTTCTGTTCATCAAACAATGCTTGCCTGACTACGGCAGCACTTCTTAGATCCATATTAATAGTAATCATTTCCATCCTCCTTTTAGTACCCACTCATCATGGTATTGATTTTTCCAGTTTTTACTGATTCCGTAGGATGGTTGAATTACTTGTTCAATGTACCTACGATTTTCTCTGGCGATATTCAAACTTTGCGATTCAAGAGTTCTGACTCTTCCATCAACTTGAGATGCCCACCATACTGCACCCGCTCCCTGAACTAATAAAAATGATACGATAGCAAACGGAACTTTAAAGTCTTTCATGAGTTTACCTCTTCAAATTCTCTTCCAATTTCTTTATCCAACTGTTGGGATAATTCTCTAATTTTCAGAATATGTTCATCGGAGAAAAAACCTGGATGATTTTTTGTATACATGAAAAGAGCATGTCGTAAAACAACTGCATCATGCATACACATCTCAAGATTTATCACAGGTCACCCTCAGCGCGATTTTCAGAATAGTAAACATCAAAGGAACCACCAGGATAACGTTTCTCAAGTTTGGTTACATTACGTGCAACTACTTCATCGAGAGACACTTCAAGTGCCATACACGCCTGAGTAACATACCACATCAGATCACCAAGTTCAATGATCATGTGTTCTTTGTTGTCTGCATTGAAGGGTTTGCCCTGAAAAATCATCTTCTTGACAATCTCAAGGAACTCTCCACCCTCAGCATTGATACCAACACCAGCAGTAAGGAGACGTTCAATGTTTGCACCCTTCTCATCCAGTTCAACTAGACGATCGGATAGAGCAAGAAAATCAGTAGAAGCATCAGAAGTAACTGCGTTTACAAATTCGGAGTACTTTTGAAAATCAACAGATTTGGTCATAGTTTGATTCATTTTTGTTTAGTATAGTCGTGATTGGTCAAATAGTCAAGTTTTTGATTCAAAGATCACATGCACTTCATTTTCGTTAAGATGCATATAATCTGAGACAGTGAAATTAGAAAGTAGTTCTGTTACTGTTTTTAGTGTGGAGTTGCCAGCATATCTATTTGATCTGATGTTCACTTCACAATAGATTAATCTAACGTTATTAATTTTGTTACCAAAACTACGGAGAACATTTGTCTCTGCTCCTTGAACATCTATCCAAACTAGATCAATAGGATCGTCATTCAAATATTCATTCATTGATATGGAAGGAACCCAAGTTATTTTATGTTCTTGATATGGGATAAGCATTGAAGATTGTCCCTGTTCACAAATATAAAATCTATTATCTCCTGGGTTGTCGGTAACCATTTTTTCCACCAGTGTAATGCGATCTGACTTCGCACTATTCTCTCTACAAATCGGTAGAGTATTTGGATTACACTCAAATGATGTAATATGTGCATTCGGAAAAAGTCTTGTAAAAGTTAAAGACTCTTTGCAATCATATGCACCAAGTTCAATAATGTTTTTAAAGTCAAGAGGATTTACTTTTTCAAGATATCTTTCTAAGAAAAAGGTTTTATGCCAATCAATGGATTGACGTTCATCATTAATGATGACATCCTTTTTTAATTTCATCAGAATTTAAATCCTTCAAATGATTTCCTAGGACCAGAACTCTTTTCTTGAGGAGTGTACTCTTCATCCTGACCACTGTCCAGAATATCAGCCTGTGCAGATTGCTCACAATCATACAGACGCATCTTAGCACGATCAATACCAACTACGAATCGTTTATTCATCGTAGGATCATTGTATCGATTCTTCAACTGTTTCACCATAATCTGTCCAAGCGATTCAAGTTCCTCAGTGCTAATAAGGGCAAACATAAGATCAGCAGTAGCAGGGAGACCAAAGGACTCGCTAGTGTCAGTAAGCTCAACATCAGAGCTGCCATAACCAGAGCGAGTGGTCTGCGTGGCAGATACGATAGGGACGTTTGTTTCAACAGCCAACCCTCGAAGCTCTTCTGCAATAGCCTTAATATACGAATATGAATTGACAGAAAGATTACCGCGATATCGTGAGGAAGCACATATATTAAGGTAATCAATGAAAATAATATCAGGTCTAAATGACTTCTTAAGTGCAAGCTCGTTAAGAAGTGACTTAAAGTGTCCACTATGTGCAGTAGCTGTGGGGTACTCTTTAATTATAAGAGTACCTTGAGTTTTTTTACTCAAGTTGGTTACTTTGTTTTCAAACATTGACTTAGGCATGTTTTGAATCTCTTGGATATTGACATTCAAAAGATTAGCGTCAATGCGTTCTGCGATCTTTTCTTCTGCCATCTCACAAGTAATGTAGAGAACATTCTTACCTTGTAAGAGACAAGATGCAGCCATGTGACACATGAACAAAGACTTACCAACACCAGTGCCAGCAAGTGCAATGTTCAATGTCTTGTTAGGAAGACCACCTTTCGTAATCTTATTAAAGAACTCCAGATCGAAAGGAATCTTCTCTTCAGTCTGGTGATAGAAATCATATCGTTCTTGATAATCCTGAAGATAATCGTGACCTACGTTAGTATCAAAACTAACTGCAAGTGCATCAGATAGAATCGAAGGAATTGCATCCTTAGTTTTCTTATCATCATTACCATCAACGATGGAGATAGACTCCATCAAAGCAAGATAGATTGCTTTGTCCCTACACCACTTTTCAGTGATGTCACTCAACCAAGTGAAGTCTAGAACAGTTTTCTCTAGATTATTCACATAGTTAGTAACATCCTTGTAGGAGGTTTCATTGAGATCCGAACGACTGTCAACTTCAACACGAAGGACCTCTTGCGTTGGAAGTTTATTATACTTGAAGATGAATTTACAGATCTCCTCGAATACTACTTTTTCAGTATAATCTGTAAAATATTCAGACCTGATGAAAGGTAACACCTTTCTAGAGAACTCCTCATTATGAGCAAGACTCCTCAGGATTGTAGTTTCAATGCGTTCGTCCATCAATAGTAGTGACAATAGGTTGACATTATATACTTAACTCCCTTCTTAACTTTTAATCCTGCATGAGGATATTGCCAAGTTGGAGGAAAGACAATCACCGAGCCAGTCTTCGGTATGATCTTTCTACTGTGATGCGGGAACTCAGTTTCCCCACCACTAAAATCTTCATTTAGATAGAAAAGAAATGCAAGATATCTTCTTGCAGAAGCATGGTCCTGCACATCGACGTGTGGATCGAACCTGTCTTTAGTTCTGGCATGATATTTCTTTACGCGAAACTCCTCCAAGAAAAGCCTTGAAGGATACCATCTAGTGTACTCTGGTAGTTCTCTTTTGTAAAGAGACAAAATATTTTGAGTAACCCGTGACAACTGTGCAATTAGTTGCGGATTACTCTTATTGATATTCAGTTGAGTAAAGTTTGGAGTTCCTCCGTTCTTTACTATTTCTTTCGCATGACTCTGTTCAAAAAACTGAATCAGAATGTCACACTCTTTTTCACCCAAGGCGTCTTCATACAGTTTGATAAAATCACCCGTAACGAAACTCTTGTTTTGCAATTTCATCAAGTTTCTCCATGACTTCGGGAGTAAAGTATTGTTCAGGATCCTTGAGGATCGCCTTTGCATAAACTTTTTTGCCGCCTATTTCATAACGACCTGCCACATTTTTCCAGAGACCACCGAGTTCTCCCAACTCAAGAAGACCATAATATCGATCAAGACCACGCTCATCGTAATACAGGCGCACCGTAACATCTTTGTTCTCCTTACTCAGACGAGACTTAGCAGTCTTAGCTTTGATAAGGTTTCCGACGATTTCCGTTCCATCCTTTTCTTTCTTTTTGCTGAGATGGATGATTGTAGAAGCAGCATACTTGAGTCCGCTGCCTCCTCCCATTTCCTTTGTAGGGACATAAGCGCCGATGACATCATAAGTGTGGTTGGTAACGATCATAGGAATGTTGGCTTGACCCAGTTTGAGGGTGATCATACGAAACGCACCTTTGACCAATTGTGATTTGGTCATGTCGCGGACTTGTTTGTCGTTGAGGGCGTCGGTGATCTCCTTCTCTGTGGAAAGCATCCCCAAAGAGTCTAACACAAACATGCAAGGGGCACGCTCTTCTTCAGGTTTTTTTAAGTATAGATCCACCGCTTTCAGGGCTTTACCACGGAAATCTTCAATGGTCACAACGTTGACCACCACAAGTCGATTCAAGTCAATACCGCGATCTGCGAGAAGAGACTTGTTAACAGCGGCTTCAGTGTCAAAATATAGGCAATACCCGTCAGGATTAGAATCCAAGAAGTTCTTGACAACGGCGAGACTGAAAAAAGTTTTTCCAGTACTAGACTCGCCAGCAATGGCAGTAATCTTATTCCCAGATACACCACCAAATATAGACCCTGAAACAAGTCCGTT